TACTTTTAAGGTTCATCGGGAAAAGAGAAGCCTGGATGCAAATGCTTTCCTTTGGTCGTGCCTCGGAAAGATGGGGGGGCGTGCTGAATGAACCGATTTATGATATGTACCTCTACAGCTTGGAGAAATACGGCAAATTTATCCATGTTCAAGTCATAGAAAACGCGTATGAGGATTTAAAAAGGATGTGGAGACATACAAAGATTATAGATGATTTTATTGGCTTGAACCCGATTACAGGAGAGAGGGGAAAGTATTTAGAAGTCCTCTGCTTCTTCGGCTCATCTAATTACAACAGCAAAGAATTTTCCCGGCTACTAGAGGGCGTTATTTCCGACATGGAGCAAATGGGGCTTGAAAGACCGACAGACGAACATCTTAAAGCAATCATTGAAGAGGTAGAAAAGAGATATGAGAAAGCAGAAATTCACGATAGAAGGACGGCTTGACGGTGTAAATGAACTTATATCCGCTAACCGAAAGAATCCGTATGTAGGGGCAAAGGAGAAGCGGAAACAGCAAAACATCTGCATACATGCAATAAGAGCGTCAAAGATTCGCCCGGTACTAAGCTATCCCGTTTCTATCTGCATTAAGTGGTTTGAAAGGAACGGACGGCGAGATCCCGACAATATAGCAGGAGCAAAGAAATTTATCTTTGACGCATTGCAAGAAACAAAGATTTTAAAAAATGACGGATTTCCCGAAATAGAGTTTCTAAGTGACGATTTCGCAATAGACAAGAAGTTTCCAAGAATCGAGGTTGCAATAATTGAAAATGAATGAATTTGAAAAGGAGTTTTCAGAGGAACTAAAGGGGCTTGATTTCCTGCAAAAGAAGAAACTCGAATATGAGTTTACAAGATACAAGCATGGACTCGGGAGACGGTTAAAGCTTACAGAGAATGAAATACTGGCACTGAACTATATCAAGGAAAAGGCAAGGAAACGCTAGGAGGCATTTATGGCAGTAACAACGATAGAAAAAGAATCTTATATGCTCTATAGGAAATGGAATCCTCTATTTGAAAATTTGCCAAAAGAGCAACTCGGCGAATTATTCTACGCGATTTGCTGTTATCAGAGCGGAAAAGAATACACGATAGAGAATCCGTTAATTAAGGGCGTGTTTGGAATGGTCTTAATGCAGTTTCAAGAGGATGAAGCAAACTACAAGCAAAAATCAAGGAAACGCTAGGGGGGATAAATGGAAAAGGATAAAAACAGCTTTTTATTTATGGATTCGTGGGCGGCTTTATTCGAATCTATGCCAAGGCGAGATGCTGGAGACCTTATAAAAGCCGTTTGCGCATATGTAAGAGGGAATGAAGTTAAGATTGAGAATCCGCTTATTTTAGCTATGTTCAACTACATAAAGGAGCAAATTGAAGAAAACACAATCATAGATGGAGAATAACTATGAACGAGATATTGGACGAAAAGAAAAGCTGGTTGTTCTATAAAACGTGGAACAATATGTTTCTCAAGCTTCCAAATGCAGAAGCTGGCGAACTTGTTAAAGCCATGTGTGCGCTTGAGGAAGGGGAAGAATACACCATTAAAAACCCAATACTTGAAGCTGTATTTTACACAATAAAAGAGCAGATGCTTGCCAATACAGAACGCTTTTACAAGGAAAAGGAAAGACGGCAAAACGCAAGTAAAAAGGGCGTAGAAGCAAGGGCAGAAAAGAAAAAACAAAGTGATAACGAATCGTTAATGAATAACCAGCCAATCGTTAACCAATCGTTAACCAATGGTCAACCAATCGTTAACCAATCGTTAACCAAACGTTTACCAAACGTAACCTATAAGGATAAGGATAAGGATGAGGATAAGGATGAGGATAAGGTAGAGTATGAGGATAAGGATGAGGTAGAGGAAAAAGATAAAAAGACAAAGACAGTATCGCATTCTTCACTGCGTTCAGAATGCTCTGTCCCCGAAACGGGTTTCGGCGACTCGGAAAACGGACAGCCGGACGAAAAAATCACCGTTGAGCGGGAGCAGACGAACTACAAAGCGGTTGTTGACAGCTATAACAGCCTTTGTAAGTCGTTCCCGAAAGTGACAAAGCTGTCCGAAAGACGGCGAAAGGCTATAAGGGCACGCTTAAAAGAATATTCCCTTGCGGAACTTGAAAAGGCATTCGCCCTTGCGGAAGAATCGGAGTTCTTGAAAGGGGCGAACAATCGAAACTGGATGGCGAGTTTTGACTGGATAATCAGCGATTCCAACTTGCCGAAGGTGCTAGAGGGGAAATACGCAAACAGGGCAAGCCCTAACGGTACTAGCAGTAAAAGTCAATCGATGTGGGGCGAGGATGATTTTGTTGCGAAGGTTATCCGCGGAGAAACAAGCTTAGCCGAAGAGGGATGGTTTAACGGTATGGGCAAGGTTGTAGACGAAAGGGGGAATCCTGCATGACAGAAAGCGAAATTGGTCGCCTAGTTTACGGAGTGAGAAATGCTTATCCGAGGTTCTACGCAAAAATGGGAGCAGAGGATTTCAAGGGCATGATGCTTGCGTGGTCTATGGTGCTAGGGGAATACGAATTTCAGATTGTGGCGCAAGCGGTAAAGCTGTACCTGTCGAGTGATGTAACAGGATTCCCACCAAGCCCTGGGCAGATTGTGGATAAGATTTATAAAATCACGGATCCGGAGAATGCCACCATGACGGCAATGGAAGCGTGGTCACTTGTAAGAAAGGCAATCCGAAACGGCTACTACGGAGCAGAAGAGGAGTTCGCAAAACTTCCTACAGCGTGCCAAAGAGCGATAGGCAGTCCGTCAAACCTGCGGGAGATTGCACAGCTTGACACAGACCAAGTGGATACTGTGGAGCAGTCGCACTTTATCAAGGCATACAACACGCAAGTAGTACGAGAGCGGGAAACCGCCAAAATGCCAAGCGATATACGGGCACTTGTAGAAAAAGCCGTAAGCGAAAAAAGACAGCTTGCAAACCCGAAAACTGGCGAGGTGAAGAAAATCACGGGGGGCGAATGGAAAGCATAATTCCGGGAACAGAAAAAGGCGTTTGCTATATCTGCGAAAGGCGAGGGCATACGGACCTGCACCATTGCCTTCACGGTATACGGAGAAAGGATGCCGACAGGCTAGGGCTTACGGTATGGCTATGCAGAGAGTGCCATAGCGCATTGCATGATAAGGGCAAGTACGACAGGGAACTGGAAGAGATAGCGCAAGCGGAATACGAGAAACACCACAGTCATAGCGACTGGATGAAGATATTTCAAAAAAATTATTTATAGCAAGAAAGGGGATAGGGTTGGCGCCGTAATATCATGATTCCCCAAACGAGAAAATGGAAAACGAACAAATAACGAACATTGAAAACAGACCAAGAAAGAAACTGAAAATTGAACTTTTCAACGACAGTTTCCAGAATTTCAAGCGGTATCAGATACCGAAAGCACAGCTTGTCATTGCGGATATTCCGTACAACATCGGAACGGATTTCTACGGGTCAAATCCCGTATGGTACAAGGGCGGAGACAACAAAAACGGAGAATCCGACAAGGCAAAGAAGGCGGGGTTTTACAGCGACTTTAATTTCAACATCGCCGAATATTTCCACTTCTGCAATCGGCTTCTGAAGAAGGATAACGACAATGAGAAAGTGCCTAGAGGACGCTCTAGCAATAATCCTTGCATGATTGTTTTCTGCTCATTTGAACAGCTACAAACGGTCATAAAATACGCTAAGAAATACGGATTCGTGAACTACATCCCGATAAGCTTTATCAAGAATTACAGCCCGCAAGTCTTAAAGGCGAATATGCGTGTAGTCGGCGCAACAGAATACGCCTTGATTCTGTACAGGTCTAAGCTACCGAAGTTCAGAAACGTAGGATCAGACGGGAAGAATCACATGGTTTTTAACTGGTTTCAATGGGAACGAGACAAGAAGGACATTCCGAAGATTCATCCTGCACAGAAACCCGTGAACGTAATCAAAAAGCTTGTTGAGACATTCACGGATGAAGGGGACATTGTAATAGACCCATGCGCGGGGAGTGGTACGACCTTGAGAGCCTGCAAGGAATTAAATCGGAGTTGCTACGGATTCGAGATTCATCGCCCGTTTTACGAGAGGGCAGTAAAGGAAATGCTAGCAGATAAAAACGAACAATTAAACTTAGAACTGTAAAAAAGAGAGGTAGAAAAATGAATCATGTTTGCTTAATGGGGAGACTGACAGCAGACCCCGAAATCAGATACACACAGGGCGAGAACACGACTTGCATAGCAAGATACACGCTTGCAGTAGACAGACCAAGGAGAGCAGACGGACAGGCCAATGCGGATTTTATCCGTTGCGTGGCATTCGGAAGGACCGGGGAATTTGCAGAGAAGTATCTGCACAAGGGCGAGAAAATCGCACTAACCGGGAGAATCCAAACGGGCAGTTTTGACGACAAGGACGGGAAGAAGGTATACACCACAGATATAGTCGTAAATTCGCATTACTTCTGTGAATCCGTAGGAAATGCACCCGCAAGAAATGCAAAGACAGACGAGGACGGCTTTATGAGCATTCCCGACGGAGTGGGAGACGAAGGATTGCCGTTTAACTAGGGGGGATTTATGGATAACTTTGTGACGGAAATTATCCCATACGGACACGAGAACGCAATTACCCGGGCGGAGTTAGCCACCCGCCTAGGGGAAAGCGACAGAGTGATACGAGCGGGGATAAATAAAAGCGAGGAACTGATCATAAACCTTCAAGACGGGAAGGGGTACTTTAAGCCGTTACCGGAAGAAGGGAATTTGGTGAAAGCGTGGATAAAGCTATTCGAGTCGAGAGTTAAGGACGAGAGTAGAAGATTAAGCCTTGCGAGAGAGTGGCAAAGAGAAGCGATTTAATAAAAAAAGAAAGGGGCAGGGTTGGCGCCGCAATACTATAGTTCCCCTTTTGAGACATGAAAAAAATAACAGTAAATGAATTATTTGCAGGTATTGGAGCATTCCGAAAGGCATTAATCAATCAAAATATCCCGCATGAGATTGTGGGGATAAGCGAGATAGACAAGTATGCGATTAAGTCATACGAAGCGATGTACGGAGAAACAAGGAACTACGGGGATATAAGCAAGGTTGAAAGACTGGACTATGCGGATCTGTGGACTTATGGATTTCCTTGCCAAGATATATCCTTGGCGGGGGATATGAAAGGCATAGTCAAGGGAGAAACAAGGAGCGGACTACTTCACGAGGTAGAAAGGCTTTTAGAAGTGGCAAAGGAAGAAGGTACGCTGCCTAAATTCTTGATAATGGAGAATGTAAAAAACCTTGTGTCAAAGAAATTCATCGGGGATTTTCAGCGGTGGATAGATAAGTTATCAGACCTTGGCTATACGACTGAATGGAAAGTACTGATAGCTTCCGATTATGGGATTCCTCAGAGAAGAGAAAGAGTATTTGCAGTGTCTGTAAGAAAGGACAAGGGGGTGTATAGCTTTCCGAATCCTATACCACTCGAAAAGAAATTCAAAGATTTTTTAGAGACAGAGGTTGAAGAAAAGTATTTCTTGCGAAAAGAAACATTCGAGTATCTTAAAAACCATTCGGAAGAGTGCAGGGTAAAAGGGCTTGGCTATAGATTTAATCCGGTTGTTAGAGAAGAGTGCGAGATAGCAAATACAATCACTACTGGGATTGGCAAATTAAGGCTAGGAGATAATTTTATTCAAGAGATAAAAATCATTGTGCCGGAAGCCACAAAGAAAGGCTATGCCATAGCAGAAAAGGGCGATTCCATAGATATAGCCTATATCAATCAAAACAAGCGCAGGGCACGGGTTGACAAAGAACGGGCACACACGATAACCACTTCCCCACAGATTGGAACGCTTACGGATCATGGCGTGCGGAAACTAACTCCTAGGGAATGCTTCCGGCTGATGGGATTTAGTGATGGCGACTTTGACAAAGCACAAGCGGTATGCAGCGACACACAGCTATACAAGCAGGCAGGTAACAGCATTGTAGTGCAGGTGCTAGAGGGGATTTTGAGGAACTTAATAGAAGAGGTGGGAGAATGAAAAAATATGACGAGTATCAGAACTATTTAAAACAAATGACGAATTCAGTGGATAAGAATTTTCGGAGAATGATTCTTATAGATTGCCTTGGTGATTACATGGATGAATTACTAGAACGAAAAAACATCCTCGAACCCGGCAGCGAAGAATACAGAATGCTTGAAAAGCGGAGGGCTGAGATTATCAAACTGATTGAAATTGTTAGCTGGGAAAGAAGACTTGCATATATCCACAAGAATCTTCAGAAGGGGGTGGCAGAATGAAAGAACTGAAGGTATTTCAATGCGAGATTTGCGGAGCGCAATTTGAAACGGAAAAATTTGCTAAAGAGCATGAACAATACCATAAGAAAAATCTTAGCATAGTCGGAAAAACTTATGAGCAAAGTGATAACAACGGATTTCCGAGAATCATTAAAATAGCTTGTGAAGAATCTTCGCTTGTGGCTGTTTATAGATATTGCTGGCTGATAGATTAAAGCTTTTGTGGGGGTAATCATGAATGAGAATATAAAAGAGATTTTAAAGCTGATAGAAGAACATCCGGATTTGCCCGTAATCCCAATGGTAGGACAAGGTATAGTTGCTGACTGCGATGATGAGTGGATTGCAAATTTCGGAAAAGCAGAGATAAGGAAAATCTGCATGTACGAAGAAGCAATTATCTTTTATGACGAAAATCCTTTAAAAATGGCAGAAGCACTAGACTTTTACCATGATTTCCCGGGGGAATTGTTTGATAGCGTAAGTACGGGAGAACCAAACATACTAGCGAAAGAATCAATAGATTCCCTCGATTGGCTAGAAGTGATAATTGTTCATGTTGAAACACCTACATGGAAGATTCCGGATAACACGGAAAAGATTAATGAATTATATGAGGATATATAAGCGATAAGGAGGATATAAACATGAAACTGGAAAAAGAAGCATTGCAACTAATAAATGCCTGTTTACAGGTGGATTTTTTTAGAGAAAGCACAATTCCAGAATTAAAGGAAGCACTGCCGGAAATGGCGGATTCCATCTATGAGGTAGCGGAAACAATGGATGAGTTTTTCGAGCTGATAGAGAAAAAAATAATGGAAATTGCAGATAAACAAGCCAGGAAGGAGATGTATAGCCATGAATATAGATTATCTGAATAGTTCGTTATCTGTAATGCAGGAAAAAATCAAGGAAAATTATCAAGAGATAATCACTCATATAGACAAGGCGATAGCTTCAGAGTCAATCACTGAAAAGAAAGAAGTCTTTGAGTGGAAGGATTATATCTTGAAAGGCTTTGACAAAATCAAGACTTGCTTAGAACTCACTTCACTACTTGGAGAAGAAAGAGAGACACCATGAAGCCTTTAAATTTCGGGCAATACCAGCAAATGAAGCGCTTTACCTTTAACCAAATGAACGCTTGGGCGGTATCGGTATATCAAAGCGGATTTGAGGACGGGCAAGAGGACGGAACGGAAACGGTGGTACTTGACTTTGACGAAAAGACCATGCGGGAATTTCTGACATCCATAAAGGGGATTAGCGACAAGACGGCGGGGAAAATCATCTCCGCCATGATAGAAAAAGGCGGGGGGACATGGGAGGTATAAAGGGAAACAGATGTTTCTTTCAAACTTGCCTTAAAATCCGTAGAACCTTAAAATATAAGAGGTACTTAAAGGAGTGTGATAGAGGTGGAGCGGATGGACTGGGGAAATGAAAAAACACAAGTGAAATGCCCTTTTTATATATCCCATACATACCCACGGGGG